ACCAACCACTTATTGTAAACGCTCTATTAGTCCCAAGAACAGATGAAAAATTAGACGCAGTAACTCTATCATTATTACCACCAAAAAAAGCACTCTGCCCACTATCTATTGCCCCTTGACCTAAGGGATAAACCCCTGTATCATTCGCATCCTCATCTAACTGATATAAAGCAACACCTGTTCCGTTTCCAAAGAAATCCGTAACTGAATTTTTAGCATCTCCGTATTCCTCATCTGCTAACTGTCCTACTTGTGTTGAATTTAGTTCGGTGTTAAAGAATCTTACTTGGTCTATTTTGCCATTAAAGTCGGGAGAGCTTGGTCTTGTTGCTCCTAAGGTTATTGGTTGACTTGCTCCGTCTTTTATTGTGTTACTTCTTGCTGTTGATTCCGCAGCGTTGTTGTTTATATATATATTAGATGTAGTTCCGTTTCTTGTGTAAGCAAGAAATGACCAAGTATTAGTACTTATTGTATTTGTTGATGTTTGTGTAAATACCGCAGAACCGCTATTTTCAATTACTGAAATAGTTCCCGAAGTTGATACAGTAATTCTTATACTTCTTTTAGTTGCTGGTGAATCTGAAGATGTTGAATATTTGCCCAATAAAGTCATTATACTGCTTAATGAAGCGGGATTAATCCACATTGAAATGGTAAAATTTTCAGAAGAAAAATCAAAAGGGGTGGTTGCCGTTGCAGGTATTTCAATATAACTACTACTCCCATTAAAAGCAGCACCCTTTCTAATATACCCTGTTATCTTTTGTGTCGAGCCATTACCGGTGTAAGTAACGGTCTCGAAGTTCTGTAAAGGGTCAAATGCTGCAGGTGCAGCTTCCGCTCCTGTATTTATAAGTCTTTTATTAATCATTAGTCAAGGTTTGGTAAAGAATAAGAAACTACTGCCTTCTTTGTTGTAAGTGCGTTAATCTCCCCTTCTTTGGTTGTACAATCAGTTCTCAATGCCGCTCTTGCATCCAACACATCTTGAGGTGCTGAAGTACCTTCTTGGCTTCTGATTATATACCAATCTGTCTCTGCTAATTTTCTGTTGTATAAACTTTTTAGGTTTGCAATCTTACTTTCCTTTAACTCAGCTACTGTTTGAGACCAAGTCTTGTCAATTACAGGATAAGTGAATACACTTGCTTCACTGTCCCATTCAAGGTCTCCCAAGTACTGTGTAGCTGAATTATAGCTTGGAGAAACAATAGGATAAAAACCAAAGGCTTGTCCATCTGTAATATTTAAGTGTACTCCGTTATCATCTTTCCATACTTTAGGTAAGGAAGTAAATTTCTTAATTGCACCTTCGTGTTGTATTGCTATCATAATTACGCTTCTTGAGAAATTGTTGCCCATTGTTCAGTTGAGCCATTAGTTGATACTATTTGAATTAGGTTACTTACTGTACCATCATACGTTCCTGTGATTGTTTTAACTGAAGCAGGAAGTGTTAAAGTTTCGTCTCCTGTGATTACTAAATCCTTAACCATACCTGTAGATACGTTTGAAAAGGTTAAAGTAGTAGAACCTGATAATGTTTTAGTAAATACTGCAGCAGAACTAAAGTCTACATCACTTGCAGAAATAACCGCAGCAGTTGTAAACTCTGTCCCCATCTTAGCGTAGGTTACTCCATCGTCAGAAATGCTTACTGTTACATCTCCTGTTGTTGTATCAACTTCTAATCCTCCACTACCATTTACACTACCTACATCTCCTGCATCATCGTTGTACAGTTCTGTAAAGTTAGCTTCTACTTTAGTAAACGCTGCAAATAGAGTATCTCCATCTCCTGCATCAGCAGTTCCTATTATAATATTTTCTTGTGCCATTTTTTAAATTTGTGTTTGGTCTGTTGTTACACTTGTTGTATCTGTTCTATAAGCTGTTGTATCTACGGTAAAAGCATCTACAAGTGTCCAACAAGTAGGTGCAGAAAAATCAGGTATAGATGTGCCAACTGTAAAATCAGCATCTGCTCCCCAACCTTTATTAGTTAGCATATCACAATATATCTTTCCCCAATTTATGTTATTTGCCATATTTAGTACAATTACTTTTTTTGGTTTTTGTTATATAAGCTAAATACTGTTTTAACTTATTTACATTTTCCTGTTTTGGTTTATATCTTACAGTACCCATCCTTCAAAACTTGCATCTTTATCAGGATAAACATCATCATTACTATTTGTGTAGTATTCAGGAAACTTTGAACTTGCCTCAAAACTCATATAGTTAATGAATCTATCAGTATAATACTGTGCTACGTTTCTTTCTTTTTCTATTAAGAAATCTATTTCGTTCTTTTCTACGTTTGTAGCGTTTTCAGAACTGTGCTTAAATACGCCCTTATTAGCTATTGTATATGCTGCAAAGGGTAAGTACTCAACTAATGCCCAATGTATCAGCATAGGCTTTATATGGTCGTTTACAAGTGCTAAATAGTCTCCTGTTAAACTACTTCCTTCTATATCAGCTTGAATCTTGTTATAAAGGTCAGTTCCTAAATAGTTTTGGATATGTATATCTTGTGCTATCTTAATATACTGTAAGAACTTGTCTGTATCTACATTACCGTTGACAGAACTAAACTTTACTAAATCTTTTCTTGTTATGAATAGTGCATCTGCCATTTCTATCTATTTTTAAATCCTTTGTTAGGCATATCTATAGGTCGCTTTGCAACTTTAGGGTCATTAGTTTCAGGAGTAAATCCTTCTTTCTTTGCCTTGTTAACACTTATTTCTGCATTTGGGTTTGTAGCATCAGGTTTTACATCTACTGCCATATAGGTCTTACGCATCCAAAAATGATGACAAGCTGCTCCTCCTTTATAAAGCCATATATCGTAGGTAGCTGCACCATTTTCTCCAAATCCTGCATTTACTGCTCTTTGGCTCATTTGCATTATATCCTCTTTACGATATATCTTTTTAGCACCAACCATTAGTTTGCAAAACTCTCTGCTGTTAGATTGTGTTTTAAGAGGTGCATATTGATAACGTACTTTAAACTTCATATCGTCTGCTTCACCATCTTGTTCGCTTGTAGCATTAGGTCTTGCAGTTCCTGTAGAAGCCAATCCAATCATTTTATCTAATGCTTCTTCTTGGTCATAGTCTACTTCTCTTTCGTCTACTAATACCCAATTCTCTAAATCTTCTTCCTCACCATACTCTTCAAGTAAGTCAAACATCTTATCATCGTCAAACTCTTTAGATAAAGAAAATTCGTTTTTAACTCCTGTTTCTTCTTCTCTTGCTTCGTCTGTTATTGCGTTGTCTGTTTCTATAAATGCTAAAGGTTGTAAAGTCTTAAAATAAAGTTTTAGTGAAATACCATTAATAGCTAATATATCATCCATACAGTCCGTTAATAGGTCTTGGTATGGTTTTATAGTAATATTGTCAAAAAGTAGCGCAGCGGTCTTTATTTCGTCTGCATTAGACCCTAAACCATTGTTTTCTGTTCTAATTCCTAAAAGTAATGGACTTGTTACCCTATGTGCTACTATTAGTTTAGCTGAACACTCGTTAGATAAGTACTCATAGTGTTGAGGTGCATCATTTAACGGAATATCGTCTACTGTTGTTTTGCTTTCAGCGTTGTTGTTAAAGGCTATTATTACTTTTTCACCTCTTGCTCCTGTAAGTTTACGCATTACATCAGATTTAATCTGCATCTGCCTTTCTCTATCAGGAATACCGTTAGAAAAATTTACTACCTTCGTTCCGCTAAATCCGTTTTGTACATCGTTAATTAAGTAGTCAGCTACTTCGCTTTCTAATTCAGCGTAAGCCAATCCACCTTGATAATCTACAGGACAGTAGTAATCGTATCCACTAACGTATTTCTTTACTATTTTAATTTCAGGTTCGTTACCATTACCAAAACCAAAAGCTGCTATACGTTGAGGTTTATCACTACGCTTTACTTTTGCCCAATCGTGATGGTAGTAGTATGCTTCTATTTGACCATCTTCGTTACATTTCTCTGCTCGTAGTGTTTGTCTTGGAAAGTGTTCTGCTTTTACTACATCTCCTTTTTGATATAACACTTGAAAAGAACCCTCTCCTAATAGTTTTAAATCAAGTACTACTTTTCTTAAACAAGAGTCAGAAAATATAGAACGCATAGAAGCGTACTCATCAGGCTTTTTGCTACTATCTAAAGCATCAAGACCTTTTCCATAAATCATATTACTAATACCATTTATAATAGAATGGTTTGTAGTTGAATTAGTGTAAAGGTCTATCAGATAAGAATAGTAGTCGTTGTCATCTCCATACTCAACCCAATCTCTGTTTTTATCTTCAGATATTTTAGGTCTATTGTAAGATGCTAAATTAACTATGTGTAAATTATCCATTAGAATGTAATAAATTCGTTATCTGTATCGTTAGAAATAAAAGCACCACTATTGATAGTGTAATCTGTAAGGTCTGCTTGATTAGTACAAAAGATTTTGTCTTTGTGTATTACTTCACTACCTTCTTTAATAGTTAGCGTATAGCTTACATCTTCTTTTAAATCAAACACCGCTGTGTAAGTATTATAATACAGTTGTTCCGCTATAGATGTAGTATCTACGTTGTGTACTTCTGTATTTGTAGTTTCATTTACTATTGTAACATTGTAACTATCTCCACTTGTAAACTTTCGTGGTATTAAATTAATAGTTTGTGCTGATGCACTTTCTTCTAATACAATCATATTTATACAATAAAAAAACTTTGAATTTGTTATTATAAGGGTAATAAAAAAGGGCAGCATATAGCCACCCTTCTCAATCAAATGAAACTCGGTTTAAGAGTTTGTTCCTTCTGTAACTGTTACAGTCGCACTTGCCATACCATCAAATGGGTCAGCAGCAGTAGGACTTGATACAAAGTTAGCAGGTTTTAATTCAGATGCTGCAAGAGTCAAAGTGTATCCACTTAAATCTCCCATAGCTGCTCCTGTAGAAATTGAACCTCCTGTTACTTCTGCACCGTGTTCAAGACCCATAACAAATACATTACCGTTGTAATCTTCAACAGCAACGTGTGGTCTACCAAATGCTAATAGCTTTAATTCTTTGTTATCTTCTTTAGACAGCTTTTTAAGCGTAAGGTTTAAAGTTTGCTCAAAGAAAGTCGTTCCGTTTTCACGGCTTGAAGTAATAGCTTGTTCAAAGCTACTATTTCCTTTTAGTTCATATTTGTAAGCAGTAAAAGTACCATCCATATCAGTAATTTCGTCATCTGTTTGAGTTACTGTACCAAAATCTCCAAAATCAGTAAAGTAAACAGCTTTCAGACCACCAACTACATCTTTGCAGGGTTCTTTTCTACCTTTCGTTAAATCACAAGCCATATTTTATATATTAAAAAAGGGTGAGCAGGAATATACCTTACCCACCCTATTTAGTTAGTTAATCTGTTTATTAGTCGTTAGCAGAGTTAGTGATACCGTAAGTTACGATGTCATCAACAATACCATACTGTACACCTGCTGTAAATCTCATTACGACTCTTACGTTTTGAGAACCATCAATGTCAGCCATATCAATTACTTTTACTTCGTTGTGGTCAGAAAGTAATCCTGTACCGAAGTAGATGTTTGATTTTTCAGCAGCAATAGCTTGGTTAGAACCTAATCCGTTAGCAACAAAGATTTTGATACCATCAAAAGTTAATGCTCCGTTGTTAAACCATTGTGTTCCCATAGAGTTTGTACCTGCAGCACCTACTCCATCAGCAGCAAATCCACCTAATGCTCTAACGTATGCTCTTGCTACGTTCTGAGAAATATAGATTGATAAATCTTCACTTCCGTAAAGAGTAGAAGGAACTGCATCAGCAATCTTTCCTAACTCTGTGATTACGTTAGAAGCAGTTACTGTAGTTCCTGCAACTTCGTTTCCTGTTGGTAGGTTAGCATCAGCAGTAAGTAAAGTCATAAGACCATCAAATTGTCCGCTTGTTGCAGTTGAACCTGCCCAAATAGAAGTTTCTGTTCTCTGTGCTACTTTAGCAGCTACGTGAGAAATTAAGAAATCACTAAAAGATGAAGGTAGTGTATCGTGTGCAGAGAATCCCATAGAGATAGCTTCCCAATCATCTTGAAAGTCTTTCTTACATAATTGTAAGTTCACTTGCTGATATTCAGGAGTCAAAGTTCTTTCGTCTAACGTCAAAGTACTTGTTGCTGTAAAATCACAGGAAGCATCTTTTACGATATCATCAGTAGAGATAGTTTTTATTACCTCTTGGAATTTAATGTTAGGTTTAACAGTAATCCCTCCGTTTTCAATAGTGTTAGCACTCAATAAAGCAGCAGAAATATACTGTCCTGCAAATTCTCCATTATAAGCAACACTTGCGTTTTGAGTTGTTGTTGTTGGCATTTTTAATTATTTATTTGTTTATTTTTTAATGTTTGCAATTCTTTGCATTACCTTATCTGCAGTAGTCATATTTCTTTTCTGTGCAAATAGGTTTAAATTCTTTTTAGTTTCAGCTTCAGGATTGTGAGTTACTTTAGCAACAGGCTCTTCTGCTGATAATTCAACCTCTTCGTTAAGTTCTTCCTTAACCTCTTCCTTAACTTCTTCTTCAGAAACTTCTTCGCTCATTTCTTCTTTAGGCTCAATCATAGATTTGATTTCTTCAATCATTTCTTTAACCTCTGCTAAATCTTGTTTAGTTGCGTATCCCATTTCTTCTTCTTCTGCAGCTTCTACTTCCTCTTCAGGTGCTTCTTCTGCCGCTCCTATAGATGCAATAATACCTTCTTCTTCTACTTTAAGGATTTCTCCATCTTCCAAAGAGTATTCGCCTACAGGTAGTGCTACTTTTTCGTCATCTGTTACTATGAACACTTCACTTCCTGCAGCGAAATTTTCACTTTCAATAACAGTTCCGTTTTCCAAAGTAGCTTGTGCTAATTTTACTTCTTGGGTTTCTTCATTTAGTTCCACTCCAAGAACTTCTTTTACTTTGTTTAACATATCTGTCGCTTTCATATTTATTACAATAAATTGTTTGTAAGGTTGTTGTGTTTTTATAATTTAATTGATTTAGCTTCTTCTTGATATTTTCTTTCAAGTTTTGCAAACTTTGTAAATATATCGCTTGCATTGGAGTAATCAATTTGTATTTCAGGATTGAAACCTAATTCTTTAGCCATAGATTTAAATTTATCCATATCTGATATTATGTCCTTTAAAATAAGTTCGCCTACATCAGACCATTTATACAAAGCTGCCTGTACATCTTTAATTTCTCTAATTAATCTATTTTTTCTTTCAATTAATCCATCTCCCTCATTTTTATATTTAGTGTAACCACTTTTATATGCTCGTAAATTTTTTACTACTGTATTTAATTCTACTTTTTCAGTACTTAAATCTACTTTCTCTTTAGCTAACTTGGTAATTATCTTTTGTACGCTTGGTTTCATAGAAGTATTTTTTTATACAATTAATTATTTAACACTTTGTTATATTTTTACTCTGTCCCTGTAATGTTTCCTATGCCTTGTGCTTGGAAGCTACCATCACAGCATTTTCTTGAATAGGTTTTACCATCTTTACACAAACATCCTCTTCTGTCGTTTTGTGGACTTGGATTTCTATCTTTGTTTTCTCTTCTCATTATCCTGC